GTACGGCGACCGCATATAGCTTCAGTGACGGCGACAGTTACACGACTATTGCCGCTTTTAATGCGGCTTTCAATCTCCTGTTAGGTGGTAGTGAGGATTATCAGGCAGTTGACCTGGATGGTGTGCCTACCATTCGGACCGATACCGCTGGTGAATCGATCCAGTTGCGCACCACCGAGGCTTTCGCTTTAGAAGTCGGTCAGAGCCTGTACGCTTGGGATATTCCGCGTAGTTATCTGATTGCCACCGATAGTGGCCCCTTCAATATCACTAGTTCCAATGATCGCATTAAGATCAAGGTTATTGGAGATACGACTACCACCATCCAATTCAGCATCGCCCAGGGCTTGGATCAGACTTCGGCGCTGATTGCGGCTGCCATTAATCTTGGTGGCCTCTATCTGGGAGAGCGTTATTGGAATAGTTATGCGCTTCAGGTAACTGATGATGAATATCGAGTGGTGATCGAGACCGCTGTTGCTCATCGGACCAACATGTTGGAGATGATGGCCGATGCTAGTAACATTGAGACGTTGCGATTTGCAGAAGAACTTGAAATTCTCTATCCGTATAAGCGGGCATATCGGGGCTTTTCGGATTCCCGAGTAGAATTGCCCACGGCTGGTAGCGTCACTCCGTCAACCCCTGCTAGTTGCGAGATGGATCCCACCAGTACTCAATGTGCGCTGGATACGGCTTATTTCCAGAATATCGTTGGTTGGTTGGTGGCTAAGACTCCCGGCACTTGGATCGATGCATATACCGCCACTCTTGAAGTCTATGCTGCAGGCCGCTATACGTTGTCGATTTGGGATGGCAACAGCCTGGAAGTTGATCGGGTCGACGACATTTCCTTTGATCAACTTGAGACTAGATATATTGGTAACGTTCTTAATCCTGGTTCGACCATTGGTGGCGTGAACGGTAATGGCTTCATTAATTGGGAGGAACGCCCAAGTTATCTGGACAACGATCCAGACGATTCGGACTATGAGGTTCGTCAGCCGTCTGAATTTAATTTGCGAGAATTTTCTGGCGCGGCTAATGGCATTCCGACCTCGGCCATTTATAGCTCGGAGCTAGATCGGGCCGTAATTGGTAATCCGGGCCTGTCCACTGGCCTGTTCGCATTCCAGAATCCGGAGGCTTATGATATTAACTTATTGGCAACTCCCGGATTTTCATCCGGCTCGGTAATCGGCCAAGCAGTTCAGCTCTGTCAGTCACGAGGCGATGTGCTTTATGTAGTCGATCCGCCCTATGGCCTGCGGCCGCAACAGGTGATTGATTGGCATAATGGGATACTTTTGTCAGACTTGTCGTCAGCGATTAATACCTCCTATGGTGCCCTCTATTGGTCCTGGCAAAAGATTTTCGACCAGTTCAATGGTGGGGAGATTTGGATTCCACCGACAGGGCCGGCCCTGGCAGTATTTGCTCGGACGGCGCGAGAGGCAGAGCAATGGTCTGCGCCAGCAGGTGAGAAACGTGGTCGCCTCTTGACGTCACGAGGCGTCGAATACAATCCGACGTTGGGTGAACGCAACCTGCTCTATGGCACAGGGAACGCCGTGAACCCCATCGTGAACTTCACTCAAGAAGGCATTATGATTTGGGGCCAGCGCACACTTCAGCGGGCATCTACGGCCCTCGACCGCGTCAACGTCAGGATGTTGCTTATCTATCTGAAGAAAAACCTGACCAAGTTGCTGCGTGGGGTGATATTTGAGCAGAATGATGATGTGCTTTGGGCAACGGTTACCAATATCACTGAGCCGTTCCTAAGCGATGTGTCCGCAAGGCGGGGTATCGATGCTTTCAAGGTAGTTTGTGATGAAACGAACAATACCCCAGAACGCAGATCTAGAAATGAATTGTGGATTAGTATCTTTATCAAGCCCACCCAAGTTGCCGAGTTTGTTGTGCTAAATCTCGTCGTGCTCAGATCTGATGCAAGCTTCACAGCATCTGAGATTCTCGTGGCAGGCGGCGTAGCAGCCTAAGCACTTAAACGATATTCGATCCAGAAGGGGAAGTCATCATTGGCTTCCCCTTCTTCATATCTCTATTCTCTATTCTCTATTCTCTATTCTCTATTCTCTATTCAGGTCTAGATTTCATTTTCTAGTCACAGATGCATTTAAGTAATGAGACTCAAATTTAGATAAGAATAGGAGAATAAATATCATGATTCTCTGGGATAAGACTACGACCAAGTTTGGGATCACCCAGGCCAATGCTAAGAAGAAAAACTGGATCGTGGTTGCGTGCGATCAATGTAAAGCTGAAGCAGATAGGCGCTATTGTTCTTATGTCCAGACTGTTAAGAAGACCGGACATTATCTGTGCCATGCATGCTCGACTAAGGATAAAAAGTTCCGAGCGGAATGTTCTGAGAGGGCGAAACAGAAATGGCAGGATCCTGATTATAAGCGTAATAATTTAGCGGTAGTGTGGTCGGCTGAATATCGTGAGAAAAAGCGCCAGACGAGTCTTGAGCGCTGGCAAGATCCTGAATATCGGGAGAAGGTGATGACGCCGGAGGCGCGGGAGGCTCGGAAGCTTAGATCAAGTAAGCAAGCTAAGAAATTGTGGCAAAATCCAGAATATCGAGCCAAGGTGACAACTGCGTTGCGTGAGCGAATGAAAAAGCAATGGGAAGACGAAGAATATCGCGGCGAACGACAGAAACAGCAGAGCGCTATCACTAAAGAGGCATGGGCTAATAATCGCGATAAATTGATGAAAACATTTGAATCTGACGAGTTTATAAAGAAGATGACAGCAATTAATCAGGAAATCTTATCTAGGCCGGAAGTGCTGGAGAAGTTATCTATTGCATCGAAGAAATGGTGGGCGGATCAAGACCATCGTAATGCCGTTTCTGAATTATATCAGTCTCCAGAGTATCAGCAATTGTTCCATGACATCGGCAGAGCGACCTGGGAAGACGAAGAATATCGAGCTAAAATGAGAGAAATTCATCAGAGCGAGGAATTCAAGGCCAAATGTAGTCACAATAGCAAAGAGTTATGGCAGAATTATAGAGACAAGATGATGAAAATATTTCAATCAGATGAATTTAAATCTAAGGCATCGCAGCCATACTCAGAAGATCAAAAGCAAAAATTCTCTGAATTATACAATTCATCAGAATATCAGCAGTTATTTTGTGACATTGGCAAAGAGTTATGGAAGAATCCGGAATACCGAACTAAAATGGAAAAGATCTTTGGATCTGATGCTTTTAGATCTAAATGTCGAAAAAGATGGCAAGATCCAGAATTTAAAGAGAAAATGGCCATTGTTCTTGCCAATCAGCCCAGAGTGTCGTCCTTACAGACCATTCTTTATTCTATCTTAGATGAGCTTGGCGTTAAGTATTATCGTGAGCACGAGGACGGACCGGCTGATTCCCAATGCGTTATCGGCCCGTGGACCTTTGATTGCGTGATTCCAAGAAAGGATCGACCAGATTTGTTGATTGAGTGCCAAGGTGATTATTGGCATTCGCGCCGTGAAGCCATTTCCAAGGATAAAGCTAAGGCCTCTTATATTGCTAATAATTTTTCAGATCAATATGAGCTTAAATGTATCTGGGAGCATGAATTCCTTAACAAGGACAAGATTGTTGAGTTGCTCAAGTATTGGCTGGGTATTACTCAATTAGAATTGATCGACTTTGATTTTAAGAAGGTGGAGATTCACGATTGTCCGGCTCAGGATTATAAGCTGTTACTCTCCAAGTATCATTATCTTCCTAATGCCGGGCGGGGCGGAATCGCTTATGGGGCTTATCTACATGATAGATTGATTGCCGTGTGCGTGTTCAGTCCACTGGTTCGACAAAATATTAACGTTGATGGTTACGATCAATCAGAGATCCGGGAGCTTTCTCGTCTGTGTATTCATCCTCGATATCAGAAGAAGAATTTCGCGTCATGGTTTGTATCTAGGTGCGTCAAGCAGCTGGACGATAAGTTCAGATGCATTATTTCTTATTGTGACACTACTTTCAACCACGATGGAGCGACTTACAAGGCTTGTAACTTCGTTCAGGATAAGATCATCAAGCCCGATTATTGGTACGTTTCACCAGATGGTTGGGTGACGCACAAGCGGACTTTATATGGCCATGCTTGCAAAATGAGTATGACTGAGGCTGGATATGCGGCTGCTCATGGATATTCTAAAGTTTATGGTAGAGAAAAGCTGAGATTCTTTTATGATAGACAAAAATATTATAAAGGAATGAAAGATGAAATTGAAACAGCTTCATGCCATCAATGAAGACAGTATCGCTAGCATATTTTACAGATTCCTGGACATGGTGAGAGGTAAGGCTGGATTCGGGCCGGGCGTGAGTCCTCGTAATTGGGGGGATGTGGAAGAAATCATCGAAGCAAACGGATTGCCAGCCATAGATTTCCAGGAGGAATGGCAGAAAGCCACACGAGAGGAAGATTCTAATAAGCAAAAGGCTCTCCAGATTTATAAGAGGCTGGCTGATAAGCATCCGATTTCTGGGTTACGATCGAAATCATACTTCACTAGGTGAAGGCTAAGAACAGGCTCCATATCATTGCCGACATTGACAATCTGAAATATCTCAATACCAAGTTGGGACACGATGGGGCCGATACCGTTCTTAGAACGTTTGGAGAATTGAAGAAAAATCTGGAAGATGACGTCAATGCTAGGTATGGGCCGATAGCGAAGGCATATCATAGGTCTGGAGATGAGTTTAACGTTCTGATCAACATCAATGATGTTGATCTTAAAGATCTCTTGGACTTCGTAATTGGCAAGTGCAACGAGGTGCTGAATCAGTTTGCTCAGAAAGAATTTAAGAGCGAAATCGGCAAGGCGAGAACGACTAGTACTGTTGGAATAGGATTGAATCGGGTTGAGACCGACGCAATGGTAAATAGAAAGAAGATGGAGCGCAAACGGCTATGGCCATTCTCAAAGATGTCGCATCTCTTTTTGCGTCCGGAGATTGAGCAGATTCAACAATGATAAGTTCTCACCATGGGATGATTCCGATGTTTTAAGTAGATGGTTTTTAAATGATCATAATCGTTGTCATAGATCTGTCTGTGCTTGTATATTCTGGCTTGATAGATCTCTGGGGAAGGATGCACGATATTGAGCCTAAAAGCAACAAGATAAAGGGCATCTATCATATCTCGGATCATCACTCGCTCCTCCGATAGTGTATAATTGGGCAATAAAGTATTTATGGCTCAGCTTCTGGCTATCTACCCTTGATGACACGCCTAGCATACCAATGAGCCCATTTTGGATTCTTCACGATATATGGCTCAGCTTCTGGCCACCTACCCCCAACGAGATAGAGAGCATATTCATAAGCACTCCAAGGATCTTTCCTGATATATGGTTCAGCCTCAGGCCACCTACCCTTAATAACGCTATGGGCATAACAATAAGCTCTAAACGGAACTTTCGTGATAGCATTGGGATTTTTTACGATGAGTGGTTCGAGCCATAAATCACGCTTGCCCGATTTAATGGCGCGGTCTATGACATATTTGATGTCGGTTTCAAAGACGTTTTGATGCTCAAACGCCATTATTCCTCTTCCTTCTGAGCTGGCCGAGGGTATGTTGCAAGAATTTGCCTTTGCCACTTTTTGATTTATGCTTCTTGACTGTCCATTTGACATATATGCCTGCGTTCTTGCAAAGTCTTTTGAGCGATCTGGACATGTTCCTGGTGGTGTTACTGGTCCATGATTTCCAATCGCTTGGGGCCAGACAATTGGCCCATCCGAAGACACTGCACGTTGCGGTGTATTTCGATCTGACGAATCCACGTTTCTTCAACGCTTTGTGGAACCAGTCTGTATCCATAACGTCATTATATTGTGGGCCATTGCTATTTGGTTTGCGTGATTTTTTAAATATGTTTACCTTATTTGATTCTCTTTTGGCATCGGCAAGCTTGCTGAGAACCTCGAAGATACACTCTCTCACCAATTTCCTCAGCTGTTTGTCGGTGAACGTTTCTTGGTGTTGGAATTGCCAATATTGTGATTCTTCACACGTTCCGTAACCTATTTCATACAATGGATAGTTAAATTTTCCATGTTTGATCCTCTCTTTCAGCGATGGCCATCTCACAACAAAACTCTCTTTTATATAATCTGGCAACTAATTATGGAGCAAATATACGTCGTAACCTCTATTTAAGGAGATGACAGATGCCAGGATTTATGATCAACGGTACCGGTGCAGATAAGATTGGGGGCAAGGCCAGTGCTACGGTTGAAACGCGTCGTGCATATCGCTGGGTGTTCAAAGACATCAGCGATGGACCTCCCGCGCAAGCGCTTGTCTATCTCAAGACATGTTCCAGGCCGCATGTGATATTAGAGCCGATCGAAATGCATCATAACCAGGAACGTGCGTGGTTCGCTGGTAAGACTAACTGGGAACCGATCACGATGTCCTGGTATGATATGGAGCAAGACCCAGATACCTCCAAGGGAGTTTATGACTGGCTAGAAATAGTTAGCGTCATTAAAGATGCTAACGTTGCTCTGCCAGAAGAATACAAGAAGACGGGTGATCTGGCGATGTTAGATCACGCTGGTGAAGTCAGCGAGCAATGGAAGATTTATAATTGTTGGCCTCATGACATTAACTGGAACGAGCTCGATTTCTCGTCTAACGAGATTATCCTGATATCAATTAGTATGAGGTATGATCGTGCAGAACGAGTGACATGACAACATAGAGCCATTCGCTAATGAATGGCTCTACACGAGACAATAAATGCCAGGATTCAATATTCGGACCGAAAACGGATCGTCTCAACAGGGGCATCCCAGCGCGAATCTCTCAGGGATACCTGACGTACATCGTTCATATCGGTGGCGGGTGGAGCGCATGTTGGGTGAAGAAGCAGCTAGTCAACCAAGATTCCGGGCGCCAGCAGAATTGACGCTTCCGACGCGGGCATTTGAACAGTTGGAAGTGATGGGTCTCAGCCAGAAGTATAAGTTCGCCAAGAGTGTGACCTTTGACGATGTGGTGGTGACGTTCTATGACTTGTATGGATTGCAAAAGCTAGTCGAAGACAGCATGGATAAGATTTGGAACCTCAACGAGGGATTGCAGACCGAATACAAGGATCGGGCCATCTTTGTATTATTAGATGGAGAAGGCATCCCGGCAGCTAAATTTACTATGGAGAATGCGTGGCCCAAGAAACAAACCCACAGCCAACTTAGTATGTCATCCAATGATTTTAAATTGCTCACGGTAACGTTTGCATATGATTGGTACACATTTAAAGAGAGTACTGGTGTAATGGATGGGCGACCTGTCTACTAACAGAATGTATTTGAATGCAGCTTGTAAACCATAAGGAGAAAAGCCATGCCAGAAGACGGAGATAAGGTATCTGAACAGGTTGGATCGGAAGCTAAGCCGGAAGAGGCCCATTCGATTAATAGCCTAGATGATCTGTCGGAGCATAAGTTAGATCTCTCGAAAGAGATCGAGGGTAAGACTGACGCTGAAGTCCTGGATTTTATCATCTCTAAGGATGAAGATGACCTAGTACCATGGGAATCGGTGCAATTACCAAGTCAGGGCGTATATTATGAGGGCGCAGTTCCTGGCGGCATGGTGAAGGTACGTCCGATGGGTATCTATCTAATGAGAAATTCGATCCGCTGAATTTGCTTGTTGGTGATAGTACGTTTCTGTTATTTTACCTGCGTGGCATTACGTTCGGGAACATGTATGAGTTCATTGTGAAATGTACTAACCCGGAATGTGGTCATTCTATGACTAAGGTGTTTGATCTGAATACGCTTGCCGCCACAATCACGGGGCCACTTGAGCATCAGGATAACGAGCCATTTGAGATCGTGTTGCCGTATCTGAGCGAATCAGTGGGTAAGCCGTTTACAGTTAAGGTTCGCTTTATCCGGCGTTATGATCTCAAGGAAATCACCATGAGCCGCAAGGTGCAGGGTAAGCTCGTGAATCCGGCCAATGTGCAACCTAGTTCGTTACCTAAGAAATTCCGCAAGGTGCAGACTGTCCAGACGATTAATGATTTGGTGGAAAAGAACCTCAACCTAGTCATTGTTGAAGCGATGGGTGACAAGGATAAGTCAAAGATTAAGCAGCTTGTTTCCAAATTCCATTCCTCGGATTCGTCTGCGATCCGTGATTTCCTGGACAAGAAGTCACCCGGGATCGATACTACAGTAAGTGTGATCTGTGATGAATGTGACCAGGAGATAAAGGTTCCGTTACCACTCACCGAATCGTTTTTTCGTCGAACGGGAGGAGGAGGAGATTGAGAATACGTGGAGACAGCTCCATGAACAAGAATTCTTCCTGAAATATCACGGCCATCTTAGCCTATTTGAAATTAACACGCTGACCGGAGAAGAACGGCAAGTGTGGATCGACATGATCAATCGGCAGCAAGAAAGGGAGAATCGAGAAGCTCAGAAACAACAATCATCCCCCAATACCTCCCTACCAGCCCAGCATCCGGGTGCATCGTAATCTGTCAAATATATTGTATGAAACTCACAGAAGCCCCTCAGCCGCTTGAAGCTGGCGATGTTTTTCATAGTGATATCGATCGAAAGATGGGGGCGCTCCATGATATTCTGACGTTGTCGTTGGATTATGACATAAAGGAACTTCTTGCCATGGACGAAAAGAAGTTCCGAGGCGTTTGGGAGGAATATGCGGGAGAAGATTTGAGTGAGGAGAATCTAATAGCTTATCGATGGCTTAAAAGAAATCCTATCAAGCTGGTCATTGTCGATTCTGACATGTCTGAGGCTCATCTCGGCGGCGACGATATTGTGAGAATTGTTGAAGATGTGCTCGTTGTTGAGCGAGAGGGCTACAAGATCCACACGTGGTATGGTGGGGATGCTAAAGTACTTATCATTGGGATCAAAGGTGGTGGGGTGTTAGAATCAAGAAAACATACGGTAACAGAGAACGTGGAAGTGATTCTTGACGGACAACGAATTCTGCTCGAAAAAGGTGATGAGATCAGAACATTGGAGGGCTCATAATGTCAGTTACCATACCAATTGCCCCATCTTGTACTGGTACTATTGTTAGGGCCAATGTGTATGAATCTAGTTCGGAATGTGGCGATTTCGCGCTGGTTTACAGTGTCGCAATTACCGATGCCTCGACGTCAATTGTCTACTTGGATGGCAATATCACTAAATGGTATAAAGTGGGCTTTGTTGATGATACTGGTGCCGAGTGCAGCGTGGCCGATGCAGTACAGGGTGCGGCTGATTCGGCTTGTCGTGGCCGAATTTCGGCCAGGGTGGGCCAGCTGGTATGCCTTGATGCCACTTTCTATCAAAACGGCGTTCCGGTCGATCCCTATGCAATTAGGATAGTACGCATCTATCGGCGATCGGTTGAGGATGCTAATTTGGCGGCAGAAATTCCATTTCCGGACCCTGATAGTAGCAGCTATCCTTTGCCAGCGTTGACAGATGACGACAGACCCGGATATTATCAGTTGCAATTTGACGTTCCTTCAGATTTTACTGTGCCAGATATTTATTTTGATGTCTGGTATTTCATCGGCGACCAACCAAGCGGCACTGGCAGTGAATCAGACATTGATGACGAATCATTCTGGACAAGCCAATGCAATAAGTTTTGGATCTACCCTAGCGGTTGGTTTATAGATGACGGATTGATTGTTCCAAGGTTAGGATTTGAGCCTCTGGACGTTAAGTTCCGCTCGGGAGAGACACGTTACCTAGAGGTGGGGATGATGCCATTACCGCTATATGACTTCGACTATAATCTCATCATGCCGATGCTGCCCTTTATTTCTGCTACGATCAATATCAAGACCAGAAATAATGAGATTATAATCAACGATGAACCTATGGAGATTGGACTTAGACAGGGTACTTATCGGTCTAATCCGTTTGTAATAAAATGGTTATTGGAAACGTCTAGGTTCCTAGTAGGTACCTATGATTATCAAGTGACGGTTACCATGTCTGGTGGCCAGATACTTGTGAGTCCTAAATTTACCCTTACTATAAGCTGAATAAATGATTGATTGGCCAGCAACTCAACAACAATTTGGATATGGGTCTGAGCGTGCTATTACTTATAGGCCAAAGATAATAGTATCATGTGACGATTGTGGGGCACATTCCAGTAGAATCGTCAGGAGAAAATCTGACATAATTGACGGACAGATGAAATGGAGATGCCAACGATGTCGCCAGAATGATCTCAATTATAAAAAACAAATGAGCATTGCTCTTAAGCAGAAATATCAAGATAACCCAGAATATAGAGACACGATATCATTAACAAGTAAAAGAATGTGGCAAAATGACGAAGTTAGGAACAAGATATCAAGCTATAGAGCCAGCGATGCTACCAGGCATAAGATTTCTCAGGCAGTAAAGGAAAAATGGAACGATATAGATTTCCGCCAACAAGCATCAGACAGGTTAAGAGAACGCTGGAAACAAGATAACTACAGAAACCAAAAATTGAAAGACATGGAGCATGTTTATGCTAGTGACGAATTTCGTCAAAAAGCTCGCGAGATAGCAAAGGAAAGATGGCAGAACCCAGAATATCGCAAGAAGATTGAAGATGTGTGGAAAGATCCCAAATTTAAGGAAAAGATGGCTCGTATTCGTGTCAATCAGCAATCTAAGATTTCGTCCATCCAAAAGACTTTGTATTCAATTTTGGACGATTTGGGCGTCAAATATTATCGAGAATATGAAAAGAGCGAAACTAGGGAGACTGATCCAGAATGCCAAATTGGTCCCCATCCATTTGATTGCATGATACCACGAGAGAATAAGCCTGATTTGCTTGTAGAGTGTCAGGGTGATTATTGGCATTCTATTGCTAAAGCAATATCACATGATCGGGCCAAAGCTACCTATATTGCCAACAATTTTTCAGATCAATATGAGCTCAAGTGCATCTGGGAGCATGAGTTCGCCAACAAGAATAAGATTATTGAGTTACTCAAGTATTGGCTAGGCATCACTCAGTTGGAGCTAATTGATTTTGATTTCGAGAATGTAGAGATCCGTGATTGTCCAGCCAAAGATTATAAGCTACTTCTTTCAAAGTATCATTATCTCTCGAGTGCGGGAAGAGGTGGCATGGCGCATGGATCATTTGGTGCTTATTTGGCCGATGAACTGATTGCTGTTTGCGTGTTCTCTCCTCTTATTCGTCAGAACATCAATATTGATGGCTACGAACAATCAGAAGTACGAGAATTATCGCGACTGTGTATTCATCCTCGCCATCAAAAGAAGAATTTCGCTTCGTGGTTCGTATCTAGGTGCATTAAGCAGCTCGATGATAAGTACAAGTGTATTATTTCTTATTGTGACACCACTTTTAATCATGATGGCGCAACCTACAAGGCTTGTAATTTTATTCAGGATAAGGAAATACGTCCAGATTACTGGTACGTTTTGGATGATGGCTGGGTAATGCATAAGAAGACTCTGTATAACCATGCACGTCAACTAGGTTTCACGGAGAAGGAATTTGCACACAAGCATGGCTACAAGCGTGTTTATGGGCACAAGAAATTGCGATTCATCTACGAACGATAAGGAGATCAAGATGCGAATTGGTGTTCTGGCCGCAGCGCCAGCGACAGAGGTGTTCAATCTACTTACTGAACAAGCATTATCGACAAATGGATTGATTGAGGAGGTGGCGATTCATCCGGCCGATCTTTCTGTGTCAATTAAGTGTGACGATCTGGCAGTGGTGATTGAATGGCTGGAGCAAGAGCATGGCGTTCATTTGATTCAGAAGGATGATGATCGTTACATGATTGCAGCACCGATTGCGGAACAAATCGAAACAACTGAGAAACCAGATGTTAGTCCCGAAGAGGCCGAGAAGGAAATAGAAGCGATTACCGAAATCGATCCTATCGAAACCATGCGCAAGGCTGCTATCGCTAAATTGGCAGCAGAAGAGGATCCCGAGAGGATTACTGAATTGATTGGTAAAATCGGACGGCCCGAGGAGTTTGTAGGTCAGTTGGTTCAAGATCCGGATACCAAGAAAGCGATGATGGCATTGGCGCTCAACAAGATTAAAGGCATGGATGAGAGAGCCCTTACCCAATTAGCGGGCGAAGCACGGTGAAATTCCTCTATCAACTCAATGAAGCCACTCGAATCAGACGATGTGTTTGGGAGTGATACCGTGATTGGATCGCGATTCAGAATCTATCATCATGATCTCGAGTGTGCTTATGCTGCAGACGTGATCAAGGGTAGATGGCCAGAAGCTGAGCCATATATTATGAAAGATCCTTGTTATGCTCCATTGGTATGCTAGGCTGAGCCAATCCTTGAGGCGGCAGGTTTCTATGACCGATACCACAAATGTGCTTAAATTTATGGCACTAATTATGTTACTGGAATGTACTTCGCATATCGACCTTTAATCCACCGTATATTGTCAAAATAAGCAATATAATCTTGCCCTGGAACCGAATGTGAATTGGTGATGTGGCCCTTTCGTGATTCTGACGACAAACCTTGAGAATATCGTGCAAATGACATCACAAATGGTGCTTTGCCAATTGGTAGTCCCAACAGTTGGCCGGTGGGAGATGCCAGCGGAACATCATCAACAAACATGGTGTAAGCATTCACACGTGGCGCGGATCCCGGATTACGTTGAGCCACTATGTGATACCAGGTCTCATTGTCTATTGCTGAACCCCATGGGAACGTCTGGGTGAGATGATTTTCTGATAGCCGGAATTGGGATGCGCCACCTATGTATAGATATTCTAATGACCATTGTTTGCTATCGTCGGGATAGCCGTAATTAACTAATGTGAATATTGTATCGTTTTTCATTTGGATATCTGTGAGATACATATATAATTCTACTGTAAATGGTTGATCATTGATGGTGAAGTTAGAAAGGCCGGTGTTGGTTGCGATGCCATCTGAGCCACGGGCAGTTGAGCTTATGCCTGTATTGGGATCTGTCCAAGTGTAGGTTTGGGTTGCTATCTTTAATGCTCCCGTACCCTCATAAACGGTGTCGCGGCCAGGTAATTTAGCTTCTTGGATTGCGCTCCAATCAAAATTCGTAGAACCTACGTTAATGACTCGATGATAATTGGAGGAATCTATCAAAAATCCCGGGCTCTCATTGAAGCGCAAGTCTAATAGGATTGGGTTTCCATCCCATTTCGGCGCGGATACGATTTCTGCTGCCGGTGCCGGATCAACCGGATCGACGATGCCATCAGAGATATCTCCGGACACGGCCGGTGAGCGTGTGTCCGCATAGGTAGAAGTGGGACCTTCATCGATTTGTGATCCATCATAGCACATCTTAGACTTGGTGAGGAAGCCCGGGATTGTGTCTGGTTCGAGTTCGAGATTGGTGTTTACGAACAGAAATCGTGATTTCCTTGGGATGG